GTATTTAATCAACTTTTTAACTAACCACTACAATGAACAATAAATTAAACAAAATCAATTTGAGTGGCCCAACCGCTTCCCCCAATACCTATGCGGGTCTTTGGAGTGGTAAGTACATTGCGGCCTCGCTTTTGTCGGGTGAAACCTTGTCAAAAGAACTTATCACATTGCACCCCAATGTTGCTTACAAAGAAGTCATCCGTAACTGGCAAAACACCATCGCAATCGACAACGCAACTTGCGATTACACAGATGGTTCAAGCGTTACTTTGGGAGAATATGTATTGACTACTGTTGAAAAACAAGTAAACCTTACTTTGTGTAAGAACAACTTGCGTACAACTTGGGAAGCAGCACAAGCGGGATTCTCTGCATTTGAGAAATTACCTGCAACTTTCGAAGAATTTTTGTTGGCACAGGTTGCCGCCGAGGTTGCTCAAGCCGTTGAATTGGGTATTTGGAAGACAAACACTTTCTACACTGGTGGAATGGTGAAATACTTGTTGGACAACGCTGCAATTGAAAGACCATTTAGCGGTGCTACAACTGGTTCGAATGTTGTTGCTCGTTTGCAAGAGGCGTTGGATTACTCACCCGCTGCATTGTATGGAAAAGAAGGTTACCAATACTATGTTGGTCCATCTACCATGAAGGCATACCAAGCGGCGTTATCTGCGGGTAACTACAATTTCCAATTCTATGTTGGTGAAAAGCCAATGAACTTCCAAGGTATTCCCGTTACTATGTGTCCTGGTCTTAACGACTACGATTGCGTATTGGGTCTTAAAAGTGATTTGCACTTTGGAACGGGTTTGTTGAGTGACTACAACGAAGTGAAAGTAATTGATATGTCTGATATTGATGGTTCACAGAATGTTCGTACAATCATGCGTTTCACGGGTGGTATCATCGCAACCAACCCAACTCAACAAGTTGTTATCAATGTAACCTAATAATATAGGATAGATATAAACACGGGGTGGGCATAAACACCCACCCCTTTTTTTTAACCAAGATAATAGAAAAAATATGCCAAGTTGTGGAACTTTATTAGGAAGATACGAACCATGTAAACAATATGTGGGCGGAATCAAGGCAGCGTTTTTCGTACCATTTGAATGGGCGAACCGCGTTACCAAAAATGGTAGTGGTATTGTGACATTGATTGACAATGGATCGACTACAACTCCAATTTCAGCCCCTTTTTGGGAATTGAAAGGTTTGAGTACAATGGAAACCACCATCACCGCATCACGCGATAATGGAACATCTATGTATGAAACCATTTTTACTTTGTCATTTAAGCCAAGCGGATTGACCGCCGTTGCGGGTGATGTTGACACCGATGCAATCCAAACCTTGACAAAAGGAAGATGGCAAATTGTTGTTTGGGATAGAAACGACCAATTCTGGTTGTTGGGTGAATCTTTGGGTTGCGATGCCAATGGCGGAAGCGAATCATGGGGGGTACAAATGGGTGATGCTCGTTTGAATACCATCACTTTCTCAAGCACCGAGAAATTACCACCCGCCATCATTGATGCAAACTCAATGGCGAGTATCTCGTTGGTAGTTACTCCCGTAATGCCCGTTTAATTGATATTTTGAACCACCCCATCAATAGCATTGGTGGGCTACATGAGAACCCTCGCCAATCGGTGGGGGTTTTTCATTTATAACAAAAAATGTATTTCGCGTTTTATAGGTATGCACATCAATAACGCATCCACCAATATCTCATTCACATCCTTTGTGGAGTTTACGGGTGTTTCGACAATTGAGGTATGGCATAAGCCCACCAAGACGATGGTAACGGCTACGAGTACACCAAGCAAGTTATATTCATTTTACACAATGGCATTGCCCGTGTTAACGGATATCAATGCGGTTGCCCAAAACACGGATGAGATATTATTTCGCGTGTTTAACAACGACCATTTGGTGTGGGAGTATTTGGGATATTGGATTACGGGTACTACAAACATCAATAACACTTGGAAACAATGGGATGCCACAACCCCCGTTGCACCTAATTGGATAACACTATGAGTTTAGAATTTATACAACTACAATCATACACCGCACCTTCAATCATTGAACAAAAAAACAAAGATTGGGTGCAATATGGCGATGATAATAATTATTATCAATACTTGATTGATTTGTATCATGGTTCACCAACCAACAATGCGTGTATTAAGGGAATTGCAGACCAAATTTATGGCAAGGGATTAGAGGTGACAAGTTCATCAAAGAACCTACCTGGGTACATTGAGTTCAAAACTATGTTTGCGGCGGATGATTTACGGGCGGTTATTATGGATTTGAAGATGTTAGGACAAGCATCATTTCAACTTGTCAAGTCAAAGGACAAAAAGAAGTATGTCAAGGCAAAGCATTTTCCACAGCAAACACTTCGACCCGCCAAGTGCAACGACAAGGGTGAGATTGAAAAGTATTACTATTATCCCGATTGGGCCAATATCAAGCGTGGAACACAACCCACAGAGATAAGGGCATGGGGTTATGACCAAAATTCAAACGAATGTATACTTACCATCAAACCATATTCCACGGGTTCGTTTTACTTCGCACCAGTGGACTACCAAGGCGGTACGCAATATGCAAACTTGGAAGCGGAGATTTCCAATTTCCACATCAACAACATCATGAATGGTCTTGCGCCTTCTATGTTGATAAATTTCAACAATGGGCAACCACCCGCCGAGGTTAAAGATACAGTTGAAGCCCAAATCAAATCAAAGTTTGGTGGATCATCCAATGCGGGTCGTTTTATTATCTCGTGGAACGATGGCAAGGATTCAGCGGCGGACATTACGCCCGTGCAATTGAGTGATGCACACAACCAATATCAATTTTTATCTTCCGAATCAATGCAAAAGATAATGGTAGCCCATCGTGTGGTATCGCCATTGTTATTGGGTATTAAGGACGGAACGGGATTTGGTAATAACGCGGATGAATTAAAGTCGGCATCTATCTTGTTTGACAATGTGGTTATTCGCCCATTCCAACGATTAATTATTGATGCAGTTACCAAGGTATTGAACCACAATGGGTACAACCTTAATATGTATTTCAAGACCTTACAACCCCTTGAATTTACGGATTTAACGGGCAATGTAATTGATGATGAAACCCGTGAGGAAGAAACGGGCGTATCGTTGTCATTAAAAAAAAAGATTGAATTAGCGAAGGTATCGTTTGATTATGACGATACGCTTTCCACAGAACGCGGAAAAAAGTTAGCCCAAAAATTAATTGATGCGGGTGATGATTTATACATTATTTCCGCCCGTGGGGATAAGGAAGGGATGTTGGCAACGGCAAACGAATTGGGAATACCAGAATCAAGGGTATACGCTACGGGTTCAAATAAGGCCAAAATTGAGAAGATAAACGAGTTGGGTGTATCCAAGCATTACGATAACAATTCGGATGTCGTAGACGCGTTGAAAGGCATTGGCGTTCAATTTGAAATTACCGATTCACAAAGTGCCGATTGGTTGGAACATTTGAAATCCCGTGGGGAAATAATTAACAACGAGGTGTGGGAACTGATTGATGTAACGGAAGTTACGGATTCGGATGAGGAACTAAGATTTAACATGGCGTATGAAAACCCCAATAAAAAAAGTGGTGATGATAAAGGGGTTTACAAAATCCGTTATCGGTACGGTCCTCATATCGTGGCCGACAATTCAAGGCAGTTTTGTTCTACAATGGTTCAAGAATCCAAAGGCGGAGTAATTTATCGCCGTGAAGATATTTTGACAATGGGCGATGCGGGTGTCAACGGACAATTTGCCCCAAGCGGTCAAAGTTCCTATTCAATATGGAAGTACAAGGGCGGTGTTAATTGTCACCACAGATGGGAACGATTGACATTCAGACGGAAGCAAATCAAAGGTAAATTTTTACCCAAGCAACCAGGCGAAACGGGTGACAACCGAGATTTAGAAAATTACAACGAAGTATCAAATAAGAGTGCCGACAATGCGGGAGTACCATTTTCACCAAGTGGATGGGA